CTTCAAGTACATTCGCAAATCATGGCAGACCAACACTGAGGAAGAAAGACTACTTGGCGTTTCTCTTACAGGAATCTTTGGCAACCAACTCACGGGCACTCTCTACAGTGGCCTAGGCAAGTTGCTGGACGACCTTCGCTACGAGGCGGTAACGGAGAATGCTACCGAGGCAGCCCTGCTAGGCATTGAGGCTTCTGTCGCTATCACTACCGTCAAGCCTAGCGGTACCGTGTCTCAGTTGACAGGAGTGTCAAGTGGCATCCACCCATGGTACTCAAAGCACTACATCCGTACCGTGCGTGCAGACAACAAAGATCCACTGACTGCATTCCTCAAGGACTTCGGGGTACCCAATGAGCCTGACGTAATGAAGCCAGAGCATACTACTGTATTCTCATTCCCCATTGCTGCCCCCGACAATTCGGTGGTAACGAATGATCTCTCAGCCATTGACCATCTAGAAGTCTGGAAGGTCTACCGTTCCCACTGGACAGAGCATAATCCATCTGTTACAATCAATGTAAAAGAAGATGAATGGATGGACGTAGGCGCGTGGGTATTCAAGAACTTTGACCATATCGGTGGAGTATCCTTCCTACCTGCTAGTGAGCATTCCTATCGTCAAGCACCATATCAGGAAGTCTCTGAGCAGGAGTACAAGGAAGCCGTAGACAAGATGCCAAAGAACATTCCATGGAGTTCACTCCCTCTGTATGAACTGATCGACTCCACCACTGGTTCTCAGGAACTAGCCTGTACCGCAGGCGCGTGTGATGTAGTAGATTTGGTATCTGCATAAAATAGGTTGGTTAGATAGTTGGCGGCAGCCCTGAGAATATCGGGGCTGTCGTCCAACAATCCTATACCAAGGTTATGATTTTTGCATAGAATCCCTCTAACCTTTCCAGTTTTGTGATCATGGTCTACACAAAGATTTTCTGTTTTCTCACAAATGGCACAGTGACCACCCTGCTGGGACAAAATAGAATAATATTCGATTTCAGATATTGAGTATCCGTTTTTCTTCCCACTATGCCTTCTCTTATATGCAAAACTTCTTTGCCTATACCTGCATCCGTAGCATTTTTGACTCCTAGTTCCACTTTTGTTTTTTACAAAACTGGTATCTGGCAGTTCTCTTTCGCAATACTTGCACTTTTTCTTTTCCATATGCATATTCTATCATACAAAACGGGGTAGTAACGGGGGCACATCGTCAGAAGAGGCTACGTTCTTGCTATAATAAGAGATATGACCGTCGCAGCAAATCAATACGCAAACAAGGTGTTCTCAGAACACCCTATTGCCATGTGGCCCATGGACGAGCAGGCATACTATCTGTCCATGATTGACGACAATGACAGACTTCTTTCCACTTGGACAAAGACTGGCTGCACGTCAAGCGACTCTCCTACAATACCAGACGACCCCTCACCATTTGAGGACAACATTTACTCGTCTTTTACTAAAAGCACCACGGCAACTGGAACCATTACGGTAGAAAGCCCAGCGCTATTCAACTCCTCTAACGTTGATATCAATAGTTCAACGTTTACTGTCAACCTATTTCTTTATCAAAACCCCACATACATAAACTGGTTCAAGGTTGGCATCAGGTACAACGACGCGGGAGCCGTTCCTCAGGAAGAGATCTCGGCAGAGATACCAGCACCAGCGTTCTCGTCATGGGTAAACATAAACCAAACATACAACATCCCAACAAGTTGGTCTGGGAGTATGAAGTTTTTTATTCAAGCAAACTTTGCAGACTCGGCCTCTGGAGACTCAAACTCAAGGACAGTCATTCTTCATGGACTCTCTGTAGGACAGGGAAGTGCGACAACATGCTATGAGAGCCTTGGGTCTACCCCGATTTCCATCCCCACAGAATTCGGGTACACTGGATTGTTAGGTATCTCCGCAGACCAGTATGGCGTACTCGCAGACAATGGATACTATCTAGTTCGTAACAACCAACTACTGGCAAACAACGACGGTATGCCGATCATCTACGGCACCGATCACTCTACAGCCATTCATCCATCTGGTGTAGGACTACCATCCTTCGTTTTTCCCGGTAGAGGAATGCTTCATGAGACAGGTCGCAATAAGGCTTACACTCTAGAACTATGGATGAAACTAGACCCACAGACAACAAGGGCACAGAGAATTCTTGGCCCTATGGATTCCCTAGACGGACTCTATGTAAAGGAAGGTTTCCTCACGCTGGCAATCGGCGGGGAAATCGGATCACACTTTGTTTCTGACTGGTACCGCCCCATGCTTGTGCATCTTGAGTTGAGAGACAACAACGCCACGGTCATTGTAAACGGCGAGCCAGTCATTGACATTCCTTTCGATAGAAAGACCATTGATCTTCCAGACGGTAACGACTGGTGGGGAGTCTATTCCTACTCAACAATCTCCTACTTCAACATTGACTGTATTGCTATCTTTCCATATATTCTTTCCTCTACCGTGGCTAAGCGTCACTTCGTCTATGGGCAAGGCACACCAAGTATCCAGTCAATTGACAATGCTTACAGAGGAACGCCTACAACCATTGAGTTTGCTACGTCTGAATATGATGCCAGTGTGATCTACCCCGACATTGCTCGCTGGGACGCGGGGTACTTCAATAACCTCACCGCTACACGAGACTATCTTTCTGTACCCAACTACACTCTGCCATTTATCAACATCGGCGGTAGAGACTTGAAGGAATGGTACGACGACAATCTTACGGTCAATACCTCTGAATACCCCGATGGATTGCATCCAAAGTTTATTTCATTGAGACCTAATCAGGTGACTAGGACCAATCTATTGCTAAACCCAAACTTTGAGGTCGATCTTACTGGATGGACCGATACCGCCAATGTGACAACAACAGTATCTACTGAGCAGGCACTATTTGGAACTAAATCAATGAAGGTTCAAAACACATTTGGTGCAGGAGGAAACACATACGCAGAGTCACAGTTGACAAACCTAGTTATTGGAAAAACATATACGTTCTCAGTATACGTAAGGGCAGCCACGGGGAGCGTAACATCAAGCATCTACTTTTACCTAGGTTCTTCGCCAGCCTCGGTTGGGTATACTGCAACATCTACTGGATGGACAAGGTATTCAATAACGAGAACAGCAACAGATACGCTTGGAAGATTTATCTGTACGGTAGACGGTACCGCTAATGGAACGGTAGTTTACTTTGATGGTGCAATGGTTGAGGAATCTCCGTCGCTCCTGCCCTACTTTGATGGTTCCTACGCTGATCCAACAGCCAAGGCCATTTCATACGGATGGACGGGTACTGCCCACGCATCCACGTCCACCCTTTCATATTGGAACCCCAATGGAATCAACTACCAAGATCCCTCATACTTCAACTTTCCCACCCTCAATGCTCTTAATGAGGCAGTAGCGGCGATATATGGAGTATTTCAAGTAGACTCAGATATAGTTGCAGACAGAACCATATTGAGTTTTGTCAACATTACCAATGGCGAGACATTCGACATTACCGTCAATAGTGACGAGGTAACGTATTCAATCAACGGTACCGTGCTGAATACCGACGTAATCACTATTGGCACAGAGTTTGCCGTGGGACTCAATCTCAATGAGACAGGAACATATTTCTTCAATGACGGGGTATCCAAATTCTTCTCGTCCCCAGCATCCATCCAACTCTACGTCGGCGGTAATGGAATCAATACCTTTGAAGGAAAGATCTATTCTATAGGACTAGCCAACGCTGAGAACTTTAGAAAGATTGAGGACAACTTCGACGGGACAGGATTGGTCACTCCAAACACCTATGCCCTACTCCTTGACCACTTCGCCAGTTACACTCTGCTGCCAGAGTACGAATATGGAGAACTATACCTAGATGTATCGGTATCCTCACAGTGGGAAGAGTATTACCCACTGTCCTACTTCGCTTCATACGTAGAAGATGAGACTGGCAACCCTGTCTACGACATTGACATGCTGCAAGTGAATATCGGATACCCAACGGTCGCAACGTCCGATGTGTGGACATATGCAGAACTTAAGGTGGAATTCCCTGTACCCAACGACTATGCGGATCTACGAGATTCTATCTATCTAGACTACTTCGGATTGAAGAAGAAGAACGCTACGGGCAGCACCGTGACTACCGCCAACTCATCCTTGCAGTCATACGTGACATTCCAGTCTATTGCCGATGGAGCCAACAGGCCGCTCGCAGATTTCCCATATGCGGCGGGACTGGAAGAAAATGCAGTCATCTATTCAGACATGGCAAACACATTCAACCTTCCACAGAAGGTCTACGATACCAAGTTCCTCTTCAAAGATAACGTCGTAGTATTTCCACCAAAGACAAACAACTTTGAGGATTATGCGATGGTAGTCCATCTAGAAGTCAATCAGCGATCTATCCTCAAGAATCCTCTCAAGATCAGGAGCATGGAGATTTCTGCCAATAACTTCAACTACATTTCTGACAGTGACGATCCTGCCCAGAGGAACTACGTAGGAACCAAGTTCGGCAAGAAGATCTACCCACACACAGAACTCATGACCCTTGTTGATCACAAGGTAGAGAACCCAATGGCTATCCACAAGACCTCTACACCATATCTCTACACAACTAGGAAGTCTGGATTGAGGCTAGTAAATGAAAGTCTTGTCTCTGGCTCACCATCCGAGAGCAGGGTATTCGTACCGATCAATGAGAGTGGGTCATTCGACTACAAGATTGCTGCAATGCAGTTCATGGTAAAGACTGAGTTCGTTGAGGATGACGCCACAATCAAGTTCATTGAGATCAAGCACAAGGACGGCAGGCTGCTCTATGGACTCAACAAGATTGGTGGATCTGGAACTCTGTCATCCTACGGGCGCACGAGCGACGGACTATTGCTCAATGGTGGCGCACCAACACCACCCACATTCGACTACATTTTTGACGGCGGTACGCCAACGAGCGTCTACCCACCAACACCATACCTAAACATCACTACTGAGACTAACGATGTAGTTCCTGTAACGGATACAGGATGGTCACCAGTCTATGGATCTGACTACTACCAGAATGGTCGCTACGTTCCCTCACCAGTCTTGGACAACAATGAGTGGTCAGTCGTAGGAATCGTATTCCCAGAACAACTAGACTTTAGTGAATTTGCCGAGGGTGGAATCACCCTGTTCGGTGGCGCAGTATTCAATAACATCTCATACTACTTGGCAGAAGGACTAGGCACTCGCACCGACCTGACCACCAGAACATGGCAGGGAGTATATGACGTAGACGGTACCGTTCCTGCGGGAACGACGTGGGCATATTGGGCAGGTAACACATGGCAGTACGTCTATCTATTGGGACAGACCTCATCATACATCAGCAGTCCAGCAGATATCTACGAGGCATATGTGGGAACAAACAGTGAGATTGTGGATGATGGATACGGAATGACGTTCGACCATAGGCAAGCACAGTTGGTTTCTGGTGCAACGTGGTCCATTTACACTAGCAAACCTGCATAATCTGGTACAATAAGGTACATGAGTAACACTAGACGAGCAACCATTGGTAAGACCAAGATCACTCAGATTGATAAGGGTACAGGCCAGAAGGCCATGTTTGGTTACGAATGGGGGCTGTATTTCTGGCAACTGCCCGATGGTCACTTGTTTAAGAATGAAGATGGTGACCCCCTCAACATACCGTCCGTCAAGGGTGATATTAGGCAAATGGCTAAGTTGCGTGCAGCAGCGGCCCACTATGGTCAGCCAGAGGGCAAGCCTTGGTTCTATGCGGGTGGGAATAGGGCAACAGATGAGGAATACTCAGAGCAGGTTGACAGGCTCAAGTCTGGACTCATACCTAGTATGAACGATCTTGGCGCGGTAGCCGCAGCAAAGAAGTCTCTACAGGTCTACGGTGGTGAAGCCCATGAATAATGAGATATATGTTGACGCCAAGATCTCCACTCAAGAGATTGAGGACGAGTTTGCCAATGTCGATCCATTCAATAAGGCATGGGACGAAGTTGCCAAGTACCGTGGAATCAATAAGAATTTCAAGCGCCGCGAGACTCGCAAGGCTGCCCAGATTCCCCGAGGAAATGATGGTAAGGTTTCCGCTACATACCTGCAAGAGGCCAAGGCCGTACAGCGCGGCAACAAGGCAGAGTCAAAGACAATCAATCCCGGTACTGTCTATCGTAATGGCTACGGCGTATTCGACGTAATCACTCCACCATACAACCTTTATGAATTGTCAGCATACTACGACACATCATTTGCCAACCACGCCGCTATTGATGCGAAGGTATCCAATACCGTGGGCGTGGGCTACAAGTTTGAAATGACCTCTGCTACCCAGATGAAGATGGAGTCTGTTTCCTCTGACTCCGCTAGGGACAAGGCAAAGAAGCGCATTGATCAGTTGAAGGTACAACTAGGCATCTGGCTTGAGGAACTAAATGAGGACGAGGGCTTGACCAAGATCCTTGAGAAGGTAATCGTAGATATGCAGGCCACAGGTAACGGGTACATCGAAGTAGGCCGCACTACCGCAGGAGACATTGGATACATTGGACATGTCCCTGCCACCACCATGCGCGTTCGTCGCCTACGTGACGGGTACATTCAGATCATTGCAGGAACAATTGTGTACTTTCGTAACTTTGGTGCAAAGAACGCCAACCCCGTCACCGAAGATCCCAATCCAAACGAGATTATTCATCTTAAGGAATACTCCCCGCTCAACACATTCTACGGAGTACCAGACATTGTTGCTGCCATCGTTTCCATGCGTGGAGATATGCTGGCAGCGCAGTACAACCTTGACTACTTTGAGAACAAGGCCGTGCCTCGTTACATCATCACGATCAAGGGTGCGAAGTTGAGCCATGATGCTGAGGATAGGCTGTTCCGATTCTTCCAGACAGGATTGAAGAACCAGAATCACAGGACTCTTTATATTCCGCTTCCCGGTGATCAAGATGGGCAGAAGATTGAATTCGAAATGCATCCTGTTGAGTCGGGTGTGCAGGAGGCATCCTTCAACCAGTATCGCAAGAGCAACCGCGATGACATTCTCATGGCCCACCAAGTTCCCTTGTCTAAGTTGGGCGGGGCAGATGGAGCAGCAGTTGCCGCAGCCATGTCTCAGGATCGTACCTTCCGAGATCAGGTAGCCAAGCCACTACAGGAGTATGTAAGCAAGGCTATCAACAAGATCCTGCGTGAAAAGACAGACGTTGTTCAATTGGTGTTCAATGAGGTCAGCCTTATTGACGAGGTTGCTCAGTCTCAGATCCATGAGCGCTACACCAAGACTACGGTCCTTACGCCTAACGAGGTACGCGAGAAGATCGGTTACCCACAGCGTGAGGGTGGCGACGAGCCGCTTGTCCTTACTGGCAAGGAGCAGGCAGAACTGCAAGTAGAACAGGCAGATAAGCAGGCAGAAATCCAGCAGCAGCAGGCAGACAAGGAATATGAGCGTGAGCGTGACCTTGAGCGCACCCGTCAGCAGTCCGATGGTCCAGCGGCAGTAACAGGCCGAAACCCCAAGGGTTCTGGACCAAAAACATCGTAACTAAATTGTTATAAAAAAGTATAGTATAATTGGGAGATATGGAACTGAATAAAGCACATTGGTCCAGTAAGGACGGTTCTGTTAGGCTGTCTATGCCAATCAATAAGATTGACGTAGAGCGAAGGATCGTACATGGATTCGCTACCCTAGACAATTTGGACAAGCAAGGCGACGTTGTTCCCGCCGATGCTTCTGTACGTGCATTCGAAACTTTCCGTGGCAACATCCGTGAAATGCACGACAAGAAGGCAGTCGGCAAGATGGTGTCTTTCAGGGAAGATAGGTATTATGACTCACAGACACAGAAGTTCTACAATGGAATCGTTGTCTCTGCCTACGTAAGCAAGGGCGCACAGGACACTTGGGAAAAGGTTCTGGACGGAACGCTTACAGGATTCTCCATCGGTGGAGTCGTAAAGGACTCAGAAGATGTATATGACGAGAACCTAGGCAAGGCCTATCAGGTCATCAAGGAATACGAACTCAGCGAACTGTCGCTTGTGGATAACCCAGCGAATCAGTTTGCCAATGTATTTAGTATTGAGAAGGGCGAGTTTGGTGGCTACCTAGCCAAGGCACAGGTGGAGAACGTTTTCTGGTGCCGCGCAGATGACATTGTAAGAATGTCTGTTGACTCAGCAACCTCATGCCCACAGTGCGACAAGGGGATGAGCAACATTGGATTCGTAGAGAGCAACGATATGGATAAGGCCTCTATGGTAAAGGGTATTCTCAAGAATGTCAAGTTTGATGAAATCCAGCGTGGTATTTCCGAGGGAACTTACGTCAAGGCTAATGGTGAATACGGTAAGGTAATGAACATTATCTTTAAGGGAGGGGCGCGACTTTCCACTAGTGAAACTACTATTATGGCTAAGTCTGATGATCCCGTTGCGGTTATTTCCGTATATTCACAAAATGACGGTACAATAGTACCTACCAATCGTCGCGTTATTAAAAATATTTCTTCACTAGAAAAGGTTAATGCGATTAGTAAATCAGAAATCAAGGAGGTAAGCAAAGTGGACTCAGAAGTAATTGTAGTAGACGAAGTTGAAAAGAGCGTCGAAGTTGAGGCCGTTGCCGCTGCCCCCGCTGTTGAAGAAGTAGCCAAGGCCGAAGAGCCAGAGGTAGACAAGGCTGCTGACGAAGAGGTTAGCGAACCTGATAGCGACAGCGCGGAAGAGGATGCCGAGGCAGCCAAGGCTATTGAGCCAGAGGTAGTCAAGGTGGACGCAGTAGAAGAGGTAACAAAGTCTGTGAATGATATCGCAGCAGTCATCTCTAATCTTGCCGAGGTAGTAAAGGCGCTTGACGCAAAGGTTGAAGGACTGAGCAAGTCTGTAACCGGAGCAGTAGCCGATGTTGCCAGCAAGGTAGAGAACGTAACAAATGAGTTTGGAAAGCGCGTGGATGCTGTGGAACGTGACACCGCTTTTCGCAAGTCTGCTGATCTTGGCGAGATCTTGCAGGAAGAACCAGTAATGCAGAAGGCAACTTCTGCTTGGGGCGGTCGTTTCCTCAATTCAGCCGACCTATTTAACTAATAAAGAGAAAGTAATACGGAGGTGAAAGTCAAAATGGCAGAAGAAATTATGTCAGAAGAGATTCAGAAGAACCAGCCTAGCGCAAATGGCGAGTATGGTGACCCTAATCCCGGCCTATATCAGGGTCAGGGAGCGTTTGCTTCTGGTGGAGTCGGTGGAGTAACCGATCCATCAGCAGGTAACTTGGGCAACATCCCCAACGCTATCTACGGTTCAACCGCAGGTCCAAACGCAGTAAATCCATCTGGTACTGTCGGTGGTGGAATTTTAGCACCTGAGCAGGCCAATAGATTCATTGACTACGTTTGGGACGCAACAGTTCTCGCCAATGACGGTCGTAGGGTTACCATGCGTGCAAACACGATGGAACTTGAGAAGGTCAATGTTGGAGAGCGTGTAATCCGCGCTGCTTCACAGGCACTTGGCGAGTACGAGAACGCAGGCGCAGTATTCTCAAAGGTAGAACTGACAACCAAGAAGATCCGTTTGGATTGGGAGGTTGCAACAGAGGCCCTTGAGGACAACATGGAAGGTGCTGCTCTTGAAGATCACATCGTTCGTCTAATGACAAACGCATTTGGTAACGATCTTGAAGATCTTGCTATCAATGGCAACGGAGGTGTAGATCCATTCCTAGGAATCATGAACGGTTTCGTAAATCAGGTCACTTCAAGTGGCGATGCTCACGAGGCAGTTGTTGATCTATCCGCAGGATGGACCCCAGCAGTAATGCAGGAACTCATCTACGCAATGCCACGTAGGTACCGTGCAATCAAGAACAACCTAAAGTTCTACGCAGGTACCGATGTATTCGCAAACATCGTAGAGAAGAACGGTACGCTTGCTGATGCAGTCGCATCTGTTCTTTCTGCGAACGGTAACACCGCAGCAAACACTCAGTCTTACCTTAACGGTCAGGGTCAGGTGTTTGGTGGTGCGCGTACAACTCGCGTTCTAGGTATTGACGTGCAGGAGGTGCCCTACTACCCTGAGGACTACGTAGATCTTACGTTCGGTCAGAACCGTGTATGGGGTTTCCAGCGCGACATTACAGTCAACCGTGAGTACAAGGCCAAGAAGGACACGATTGAGTACACCGTATTCGTTCGCTTCGGTCTTACATGGGAAGAGTTGGATGCAGTAGCATACGCAGACACAAACCCACTAACATCCTGATAATTGATGGATGATTGTCGTGAGGGGGCTGACCTACAGGTTGGCCCCCTTCGGCATACTCTGGTATAATTGCAATTGAGAGAAGGGTAAAACTATGACAGAAGCAATCACCGACAGCGCAGGACTTAATGGTCCCGTAGAAGTGGCTCCAACGCCCAAGAAGCGTGCTGTAGGAACGCGAGCAACCAAGAAGGCTGCCGCCGAGGTTCCTCAGGTAGACAATGTAGAACTACAGGAAGTAAAGACAGCAGAGACAGAAAATGTCATTACTGCTCCCACCGCTGCCCCCAAGGGCGCTCCGCAGTCCAATACTGCCAGCAACGCCGATGGAGTCATTGGCTCCCGTGCGGCAGACAAGGTGTTTGAGAAGCCTGCCGTCGTAGAGAAGCCAGTAGACGATTCCAATAAGGTAGCCGTCTGGTCAGACAAGAACATTCGCTGGACAGGAGTGGGTGCCCTCATTAAGGGCTATAACATTGTAACTAAGGAGGCTGCCGACAAGTGGCTCAGCAGGGGCGGTATTCGTGAAGCGACCCCAGAAGAAGTAGCCACTCACTTCGGCAAGTAATCTATGGAAATCTCTCGTAAGGCTCCATACCCATTGCAGTTGTCCTATACTGGACTGACAGGCTCTACTGATTATACTATTACCATAATGAACGAGTATGCGGCAGATCTGGTTGAGATCCCCGTTACGTCAGACTTGGATGGTATGGTAGAAACTCCACTCCCAGAATACTTTTCACGATACGACGGAACCTATGCCGTAGAAATTTATGAGATGGACGGTTTTGATCTGGGCGATGTAGTTCTTACAGACAATCTAACAATCAGCCGCCCCTATGTTGATCCAACGCTTTTGGCAGAAACCACTGACGATATTGAGACTGCAACTCAGTACGAGGCGCTAGCCAGAGCAATCATTGACTCTATCACTGGTGGGTTTAGGTATGAGCGAGAGATCGTTGAGGCCACTGGTCTAGGAGCAGACTTCATCCCCTCGCCAGTAAGACTAAACAAGATCATCAGGGTCTACGAAAACAACGTCTGCGTATACGACACCGAGAGTGCCGACCCAGAATGGACAAACGCCAAGGACTACAGAATCTCTCCAAACAGGAGTGCAATTACTATCTCTGTAGGCGGGGCATACAATAGATATGAGTCTCGTCCAATAAGGCTGCACAACTCTCAGTCAGACTCATTCACTCCATATAACCTTGACATGGCTAGCAAGGAAGAGTATGTTTCTGCCAGCGAGAATGGATCATTCTTCCCCAAGGGCTGGGACTACGTTGTAGTAGTAGATGCTGGCTGGCCCGTGATTCCTCACGACATTCAGACAGCAACCAAGATGCTCTACAACGATCTCAAGTGCAACAATCTACCATACCTCAACTCATATATCAAGGAGTACGAGAGCGGTCAATTTACCTTGAAGTTCAACGACGGAGCATTTACTCAGACAGGAAACAAGATCGTAGACAGCATCCTGTCAAACTACACAAAGGCATTTAATGGAATCGGAGTCCTGTAAATGGGAGTCCTCAGTCCAAACCTAGACCTACTGTTTCCTATGCGCTGCGACGTGTACTATGCTTCTGAGACACAGGACAAGTATGGCAAGGTAGTCAAGGAGTGGACTATTGATTCCAGCCTACCCTGCTCATTCTATACTCTAAATGACATGAGTAACAACGACAACTTTGACTTTGACGACAAGAAGTTCTACCGCCTAGAGACAATGCTCGTAGGGCGCACAAAGAATGATATCAGGAAGTCGTCAGAGGGTCAATACTATCCAGTCTCTCATATCCTCATCACCAACATTCGTGCCGTTAACTGCAACGATGAGATCTTCTTTGTTGAGACAAACGGCGGGTATGAAGTGACCCCAACCATCTATGAGATTAAGTCCCTACAGCCATACATCGGACCATACAATAGCATTGAATACTATAAGATTCAACTAGAGCGCAGCGATACGCAGGAGTTCGAATGATCCGCACGCGCATAGACTCCAAGGAAATCAATCACAAGTTGGGTAACGCCGTGTCATTCTCCTACGGCTTCCTTGAGGGCATCGACCTGAGTCAGATTATCTTCAACCAGCGTCTTGGGGAATACACCGTAGACGCTCTGGGAATGTACATAGACGCTATGGCGCGTGGCAACCCCGACGCACTCCACCACGTATACGAGTGGGGGGCAGTAGGGCAGGAGGGCGCTCGCCTGTTCACCTTGAAGTCCAAGGCATCCAAGAGGGTCATTCACTTTGAGGGCAACTTCCTACAGTCTAGGTCAACCGCAGATAATGCCACTGAGCCATTCAGCGACAAGGCCAATGTCATGGAGAACGGAATCTCCGTAACAATCTCCCCAAAGAATTCAGATGTGCTAGCATTTGAGAACGAGGGCGAAATGGTGTTCACAAGAAACGATATCTATATTGAGCATCCCGGTGGTGACGCGGTAGCAGGAAGTTTTGGCAGAACCGTCGATGACTTCTTCACAAACTATTTCACTAATCACCTTCTCAAGCCATTCATTAATGATCTTAGCCGTGCCGATGAGTTCGCACAATACTTCCCAGCGGGAGTAAAGGGCGGCAGGCCAGTTGGAATCAAGGCTGGAATCAAGTATCTCAATTCGGCAGGAGCAGAAGTAGTATGACATTCGCAGACTTTTCACTACCAGCGACAACCATCAATGGATATCTCTGGGACACCATGAAGGCCATTGAGCCTACCTTTGCCAAGAAGTACGGGACTAAGATCCCATTCTTCCCGCTTAGCGATTCAGCGGCGGGTACCAAGGCATGGGAGAACAAGACCTACATTATCTATGACAGGATGCTAAGACTCACCCGTAACCCATTCCCATACACAAAGAGAGAACATCTTATCTATTATGTCAAGGGCAAGGAGATCGACACGCTTGAATGGGGTCTGGCTATCCAGCACATCCTTGACCGCATGGACGATGCCGCTCAGGATATCAATGACTGGAACAGGGCACAGGCTGCCCCAGCCAAGGTGTACTTCCACAACCTGATTGTTTCTCAGACAGACTCAGGAGATATGGGAAGCCCGTCGTTAACTAGAGATTTTAGCGATAGGCCATTCTATATAACTAGGTTCATCGTAGACGCTCAGTATCACTTCACCGAATCCATCGACACAATACTTGCATAAACAGCAAGTATAATTGATCTTGAGGAAACAACAGCCACCCCAATTAACTTAAAAAGGAAAATAGAGGTGAAAGATTAATGGCTTATAGTCGTGGTGATTCAAAGCAGATCATCGTCGGTGCCGCTGCTCTATTTGTAAGCGTTGGTGCAGAGTTTGATTACACAAACACTAGCCCAGCACTTCCAGATTTCGTAGCAGGAACATCATACCGTGACACACTAACCAGCGCAACAACAGTTGTTCGTAACGTTGGTTACACATCAAACGGTCTTGAAATTCAGTTCCAGCCCGATTTCGGTGAGGTACAGGTAGATCAGTTGCTTGACGTTGCAAAGTTGTACAAGCAGGGTATGCAGGTTAGCCTAAACACAGCATTCGCTGAGGCAACCCTACAGAACCTTCTTGTTGCAATCGCAGCCAAGAATGCAGATCTAACACAGAACGTAAAGATGGACAACCCACTTGAGGTAAACCTCAGCGGTGTTAACTACGCAGACGTTCTAGAACTAGCATCTGGTGAACTTGGTGAGTGCCCCGTAGAACGCGGAGTAATCGCAGTTGGACCGGGAACAGGAGACTGTGCAGCAGGTAGTTCAATTGAGCGTATCTATGTTGCATACCGCGCTCTCTCAATTGAGAACGTAACGGTGTCTGCAAAGCGTGACGAGGCTTCTATGTTTGAGGTTTCCTTCCGTTTGCTACCAGCGAACAACGGATCTTACGGAAAGATCGTAGACCGTCTAGTTCCAACATCCTGATCAAATAAATAACAATTAAATAGGCAAACGGCCCTCGCCCAACGGCGGGGGCCTTTGTCATGCCATGATATACTTGCTTCATGAAGTGCGTATCCTTGGGTTGCCAAAGAAAGCCAGACAGAGGAAAAGAGTGTTCTCATCACCTACGCCTAAGGCTTTATGGACTGTGCAAAAACAAATGCTCTACGCCAGCACAAGGAACGCATGGATACTGCTCACGTTGTAGGCTTAGGGGAGATGTGGAACCCCAATCTAGACCAATCGGTTCGTGGATAAATACAGATAAAGAGCGGTATTGCTGGTCTTGCAAAAAGATTAAGGATCTGCCATATTTTCCGATTAGCAAGACCGCACCATACGGACGTGGGGGTATGTGTAAAAACTGTATGATTATTAGAAATAATAAGTATAACCCAGAAGAAGTTTTTGAGTATGCAAAGATTTTTGTTGAGCAGGGAGTTTCTTGTGTAAAGTGTAGATCTACCTTAAGACTAGAGATAGATCACATTTTCCCCAAGTCCTTAGGCGGAACAGACGAAATTGATAACTTACAAATACTTTGCTCTAGTTGTAACAAGAAAAAGCAAAACAACGAGAGCATAGACTACAGGATCAT